CTTGGGCATCTGACGACGGAAGTTCGTTGCCACAACGCTGTACGAAAGACGAGCGCGTGTGAGGTCGTGCATGTTCTTCGGGATGTCCCGCTTCATGCCGTAGTTGAAGAGAAGCCCGCTACCGATGACATACGAGCCACCATACACGCACATGTTGGGCATGGTGTGAATCTTTCTGTCGTACACTGAGTCGCTAGGCAGCTTGTAGCTCTCGCCCTTGTAGTAGAAACCAATGTTTCCAAACTGCGAGGTCTTCTCCTCGTAAATCATATCGTCGACGCCAAGGAACTCGAAGTCCAAGACGTCAACCAAGTATTCATCGTAGCCGTAGACATGGGCGCCACGGCTTCTGTCGTACACCGTCTGATTGAACTGGGAAGCGTTGTTGTAGCTTCTGTTCATCACAGACTTCGCAATCTTCTGATACTCCTCCTCAGGGATGTCTGTCCCCGCCATGCGCTTCAGGTCCTGAATCGACACACGCTTGACGTGGCCTGCGTAGACAATGTCAGAAAAGTTCGGGTCTTCCGTGCTGGAGTGGATGAACTGCGCTGGGTCTACATACTCCGTCTTGATTCCGTAGCTAGGGTCGTTGCTCCTCTTGACAACAGCCATGCCGTTGACCACGAGGTCCTCCACGGCGCGGCGGAACACGTTGTCATCAAAGTCATTCCAGTCAAGAGTGAGCTTGGTGGCGAGTTGGGCTGCCACCTCAGCACTGGTCTTGATACTATCAGCCAAGTAAATTTCAGCCTCCTCTGAGTTGTCAGGCAACCCATCGGGGATGCTCGCTGTCTTCAGGCCGAGAGACTTTGCCTCCTCGATGACCTCTCTTTCTTCAATAGCAAACTTAGCCAGAACCTTCTTCTTTTCCTTCTCGTCCTTCGACATCGGGTCGATGGCCTCCACGTTTGGGCGGAACTTGCGAGAGAGAATCTTGTTGACTACAATCCTAACAAACTTAGGGATGATTGGTACAGGTGACCAGTCGAGGTTCAACAGCGTTCCGTCACCGCCTTGGGTGTCCATGCTGTTCAGAATCTGCTTATAGACTGCGGTATCTTGCGTGCCGTTGGCGTAGTCCCGGTTGCGCTGGAACTCTACCAAGCGCTTACCGAAGCCTGTAGAAAAGTCGTCCAGACCACCCCACTGTGCCTCGATAGATTTAGCATAGGAAATGCCATAGTCTTCGCTTGCTTTGACGGAAGCCGGAGCCATTGGGTCCGGGAACTGTGCATACGACTTTGGCTTGTGGTGACCCTTCATTACTTACTGTATTACAGGCAATGTGCAAATATAAACAAAATCACTTAGCGGGCTTGGAGACCCCGCCGGGCGTGTAGGTGTACTTGCGGAAGAATTTTTTACCTGTAAAATCAGCTGGCTTTTTCTTTTGCACAACAGTCTGCGCTGCAAGCAATGCAAGACCTGCGCTAATGGTCAAGTCAAACTTCGTGCGGTTGTCGATACGGTAACCAATCCAGTCCTCAAGTGTGCGGTTAAAATACATCCTACCGATTTCTCCTTTCTCATTGATTCCCACATGGTTGTGTATGTAGTCTTCAATCGCTTGTGCATGTGTGTGGATGACATCCTGTGAGTTAGACGGGATGCCTTTCGTTTTGGTTGCAACAGAACCTGCGGTAGTCAGGTGTTGCGGTCTATCCAATAAGTAGCCATCATAACCTCTTGATTCAAAGTATCTTACGATGCCGTACTTATTGTTCTCCACGAGGAGCGGGTAGCCGTAGAACACAGCCGCCATCAGGATGTCTTCGTAGAAGATTTTTGCCATAGGAGGGCGGGAGCAGTACTCTGCAACGAACATGTTAGAGGGGGCCCGCATGTTGAATTTGTTGTAGATGTGACACGCTCCCTTAGAGCCCCTCCCGTCCGTAGTGGCGTCGATGTCGTAAGAGTCAACACCACCACAGCCAATAAGTTTGTTTGGCGCAATGCGTTTGCCCCGTTCGGAAGCCTTGAGGTTCCTGAGGTCTGCAGGAGGCATCCATGATACGAACCACCTGCCCTCAGAGCTTGGAACAAACACAACCTCTCCGTCCCTTACACCTCCTTTCCATGTAAAGTTTCCACGCACCACGGGGTCTGGGTACATGTTCTCGTTGTGGTCAATCTGCTCATAAATCTTTCCGATGTTGAACAGAGAGCCCTCGACGCTATCTCGGAACGCTTCGTCTGTGGTGAAGGGGAACTGACGAACAATCTCATTCATCTCCCGGGCATCATGCCTGAGAGCCTCCCTTTCGTTTTTTAGAAACTCCTTTGCGCCTATCTCTACGGTTTCCCCGTCCAGCGTCTCCACCTCCTGTCCCGGAGTCTCGATGATTGGCTTCCCGTACTTGTCGAAGAATCCCTCTAAGGCTTCGTAAGCCGGAATAAAGATTCTGTACAATCCGGAGGTTGTCCTGCCGTTTTTGTTGCGTTCTTGTGGGTCGGAATCTTTCCAAAGCTCTTTGTATTCCTGACCTCCTTTGTCCATCGGGTTGACTGTGCTGCCCACAAGCGCCTTCCCGATAACACGGCGTCCCACAATCAAGCAAGTCCGTTGTATCCTCCATGCTTCTCTAATGTCTGTTGGTTTCTCCCACTTGCCTGCCTCATCGAGATACAAGATATGCAACTTCTCACCATCGTACGCATTGTTCGTGGTGTTTTTCCAGTTAATGATTGTGTTCAGGGCGTCGCCCTTGACAGAGGTCTTGTTGTTTTTGGTAATCCTTTTAGACGGTTCTCTAAACGCCAACTCCATTCTCGGGTTGGTAGTACCGTCTTGGATGGGCTTAAAGAAGAACGGGTAGGACTTGAAGATAGCTACGACCTTCTTCATGAAGACGTTCTCCTGCGCGTCCTTACCCGTCTTCGACTGGATACCCAAAAGTTTGTCCTTGACCTGTGTGGCTTCATCAACTAGAACGCAGGCGGACATGTTCGTGTACCCTGAGCGACGACACTTGGTATACAGTTGACCAAGGCATCTGGGGTCAGCCTCACACGCGGCCTGATGGATGAAGAGCTTCCGTTGGAAGTCTAGGAAACTAGGATAGCCAATATCTATCTTGCTCCACTGAAGCATCATGTAGTGACGCCCAGTGATGTATGTAGGTTCTCCGTTGTTGTAGAACCAGTAGCCCTCGCGCCTTCTACGGAACTCCTCCTCGATGAAGGGAGAGAACCTCTGGCGAAACTCCTTGGGCATCTCATACCACTCGTCCATGGATTTGATGCGAGCAAGCTCTGATGGCATCTCGCTCCTGTTCCACATCTGCAAGTGGTTCGGCAGGTCGTGGCCTGCAATCTCTTTCTTCGGTGGTTTCTTTGGCAGACAGATAGGAAGCCCGGAGATGTCAATGACTTCCCCGAGTGTGCCGCGCGGGCAGATGGATACGACTGGTTGGTCGTACTTCTCTATGTCTACCAGCCCCGTCACTTACTGAATCTTTCTGCAAACCCGCCTGAGTAATCCTTTGCTTCGTCGATAGCTCCGTTTTCGCTTAGGTCCTTGACCATCTGCTCCAGACGCTGCCTTTCGATTAGCAGTTCTTTGCAATCGGTAGCGGTCTGCTTGATGGACTGAAGCTCAGCCTTACGGGCAGCACCGCCTGCCTCTGGGTCAACGGGTCGCTTGACCTCCTCAATCATATTGTTGATTGCGATAGCCATGCTATCCATCAGCCTGCGGGAGGCCTCGATTGTCTCGAACTCAGGCTTCCTCGACATACATCATCTCTTCTGAGCGCATGCGAAACACGGTGGTGTTATCTTCCAATCGCATCTCGTAGTCTCGGTTTTTCTTGAACCCAACGATGTCTCCTGCTTTTACGCCCTGAGTAATCATGTCCTTGGGGCAGCAGAACACTTTCGCCTTGAGGTGCGTCTTGGGCTTGAGGTCAACCACGATAATCTCGCTCTCCTCTGGCTCCTGCTCCTGCTCCTCGTCAAGTGGCTGCAGGAATACCCAGTCAGCAAGCATGTGGAGCTCACCAGTCTCCTTGCTTCGGTAAGCAATCGCATGGCAGCCAAGGGTGTTGTCTGGGTCGTACCCCACAATGAACCTGTCCTCGTCATCAACCTGAATCTTTAGGGCATCAGACATGACTACGTGGTGGTGGAAAAACAGGGTGTCTCCCGGCTTGACATCCACGTCGTACTTGACTGGGGTTGACGTCACCTCACCGTACATGACGCGTCGCTCGAACTCCTTCCACTTAGGGTCGACGTAGAGCGACGTGCCGTTCTCCAGCTCGATGGTGTCGTGATGAGTCTTCTCAAGCTTCACCACGAAGTGATACAGCGCCTTCATTCAAAGTTGCAATCGTATTCAACAATGACCGGGGTGTTCTCCACAGTCTTCCACAGGTAGGACGATTCACTGTCCTGAGTGTAGATGTTGTACCTACGAATGTTGTACTTGAACATGGCGCGGTCATCCTCCTCGATAAGAACAACCTTTCCTGCGCCAGCTTTCATGCCGACGTAGTACGCCATCGCATCCTTCGGATTGGGACCGATGACGATTTTCCTGATTAAATTTTCCATTGTATTAGTTGAGGTTGAAGCCTAGGTCGTCTAGGTCGATGTCATCAAGGTCGATGTCATCATCTTCTTCGGTAATCCTTTCGTAAGAGGCCATGATGGCTGAGAACAACTCGGCAAGTTCTTCCGGGTTATCTACATGCCATTTGCTGGCCACCTGCCAAGCGGGACCAATATCTGGGATGTCGTCGACCAAGCCGAGCCCAAAGATGTATGCCACCCTTTCGTTTACTTGATACTTCTCGATGACGTCTTCAAGCTGCGCCAAGACGTCTGCTACTTCTGAGATGAAGAGCTCCTTTAGGGTGGGGTCCATGGTTGTCATTATTGTCCGTTGATTACGAGGATGGTTAAAGGGTTGGTAGAGTTTCCGACAAGCTTTCCGCTGACGTGCCATCCGGCGTCGTCGTAGCACGTAAGCTCAAGGAAGCTTCCTACTGCTCCTCCGAGGTTGTCACTATCTTGGTCCAGCGTGAGCTGGTTGTGTGTAGAGACAGCAGCCGATGCGGTTGCACGGGTTACAGTCTGAACAGCAGTCTTGTTTCCAGTCGTAGAGACGTGCGTGATTGCGCCGTAGAAGTAGTCACCCGATGCCGCGTTGATGTTGCACGCGGTGTTCGACCCTACATCCACAAGAACGCGCATGAACCTGCCTGCAGATGCACTGGGCAGGGTAAGAGTTCCTCCAGCAAGAGTATCACAGTCCAAGAATATGGTAGCTCCTACTTCTGAACTTGCGTTAACCGAACTGGTGGCAGTTACGTTCAGTGTCTTTCTAGTGTCGTACTTCAGGGTTATCTGAGACCCGTTAGCGCGAAGGGTCATGTTCTGACCCGACTGAAAATTTGTTGTAGACGCGTGCCCGGCTGAATCCGTAATGGTAACGCCGATAGCAGTGCCGGTACCATTTACCGTGGTGCCGTTGCCGGTAGATAACTGAACGGTCTTGAGGTTCGGAAGGGTGCGTGTGCTAATCAATCCAGTAGACGCATCGCGTACTAGGATTTGGTCGCTCGTGGAAGTTGCGGGTGAATCAATCAGAAGATTCGTTACCTTTACCTGAGCTGTAGACACAGACAGTGCCGTATCATTGCCAGCGCCATCGGTAACAACTTTAAGGCTACCGCTAGCTGCAGCGTTGTCGGTGGTCTTAAGGATTCCGACGTAGGTGGTTTTGATTTGAGTACCTGATAGTGACGTTCCCATCTTGTTCTTTTTGTCTACACAAATATACTCAAAATGAAGAGACACAGACCTGAGCGCAAAATGCGGGAGTTCTCCTACCTCCACGAGAAGTACGTGAACAAGAACTACCTCAAGTATCTAAAGCTCGCAGAGACAGACATGCTGCAGCATTACGACGTTAGGCCAGTAGAGATGCAGGTGATGTTGTTTGGTTACGACTACGAGTTCTTTACCGCGACGCACATCGCAAAGTCATTGTTTGCATCCCCCAAGAAGTTCAGAGAGCGCACGCTACAACCCATGATGAAGAAGGGGTTAATACACGTGGTACACCGTAGGTTCAACGTGGACACAGGAAGCGAGGCCGACATGTACTTCACAGAGGAAGCTAAGGCGAACTACAAGCACAGGTACGGTCTTACGCCCAAGGCAAGACACCTCGTGCAGAGGTTCTATCGCAAGCTAGAGGGCGAAGAGGCGATTAAGATTTCCCGTGAGTGACGGTCTTGAATGACGCCTTCTCTACAGCTCCGGGGTGAGGCTTGTAGTCTCCCTTCATCAGAAAGTACCTACCTCCCTCTTCCATCCAGTGGTAGCCCTTGGGAGGGTCTACCGTAACCTTCTTGCTCAAGACCTGAAGACCACCCTTCTTGTATTTCTTTACAGTGTTCATGCGTTGTCTGCCTTAAGCTGAGCGTAGTAAGCATGCTCGGTAGGGAAGCTTTCTTGGGGATAGGCCGCAAGAAAGATGTCACAGTACTCGTAGATTTCTTCCGAGCTAAATGAAGTTTGTTCTGGCCACAGGTCTTTCATCAGTATGTCTTTGTTGCGGTTTGAGCAATGTCTACGTATCCATTTCTAGACAGAGTGAAGTCTATTCTGATTGTGTGACCCGCCGCTCCGTTGACCAAGGTTTCTAAATTGTTGCTTGTCCGCAGGATAAAGTAACCATCAAGCGATTGACCCAGCGGAAAGTTGTAGGCAAGGTCTGCTGGAGTTGCTGTATCGCCCGTAGTCTCGTTGGTCCAAGTGATGTTCTTTAGAGTGTAGTCGCCAATCGTTCCGCTCCAGTCGTTAGCGAAATCAATTATTGTGGAAACAGTTGTACCTCTAACAGTTCCAGACAGAGCGCTTTCTGGAGTAGTCAGTACCCCTACCGCTGTCACCGTCCACTGTTTAACCTTTAATGAAACTTGTCGAATACGAGCTTGTGACCTTCTGCGGGCCGATGAATTTGCTAGTCTTTTCATGTTGTTTCAGTCGGGGTGGGTGGCGGGAGAGGGAAGCTAGGCAGAGGGGCGTAGTCTTGGTCGTACGTGATTCCAGAATCCCAGTCAGAGCCGAAGTAGTTTACTGGCAAGAGGTTATCTCCTCCAAAGTCAATCCAAACACCCGATTCGTTAAAGTAACCAAACAGGTTCATGGTGGCACTATCGAGGTTTCCGTCCTCCGAAAAGCTTCCGAAGAATGCCGTGAACTGGTCAATGTCAGACTCGTCAAATACTTGGTCTCCATTGATGTCGTACCCGGCAAGACCCATATTTGAAATCATATCGTAGTCTCCGCCCAGCTGCGTGTTCAAAAGGTCGATAAACGCAGCGAAGGCCTGTACGTCGGCATAGCTAAACACTCCGTCAGAGTTGAGGTCAAACGGTAGGTCTGGGTTTGGAGAAACCCCACTGTTGATAAATTGATTCAGCAGAATCGAAGTGGCCTGAGGGGAACCCGGTGCGTAGCTGCCTATGGTAACATCGTAAGTACCGTCAGTAGCGCTGGCGTAGAAGGTTGCTGCGCCCCAAGCAAATTGCTCTCCATCAAGACCATTAAAGAGAGTGGTAGCCGCATATTCTATGTCAAGGATGTCTCCAAACATAGCCAGTGCTGCAACGTTGTCTCCAACAACTGTGATAGTATCATTGGCAAAGAACCCAGCTCCAAACTGTCCAGAGGTTTCAAAGAAGCCATTTTCCCAAAGGAACGTGCCAAGAATGAGGACATCATCTCCTTCAATCAAAGACCGACCTCCTTGAACGGCAGATATGTTGTAGGAATTAACTAGGTCGAGCCATGATTGTCCATTCTGAACCGCATTCTCGATAAAGCCCTGAAGAGACGACCAAGCTAGTGCATCACTGTTGTCGAAAACACCGTCACCATCGAGGTCGAGGTTCAACGGTAGGCTTGAGCCAGAGTTGTAGTTTCCGACGTAAGCTGCGATGTAGTTCTGATTGGCAATAGAAATCAAGTCGTTATACAGGCCATCTGCAAGAGATGTTCCGTTCGACTGGAAGTTGATTGCCATGCCATCGTTGTCGAGCACCGCTCCCACTCCAGCATTAAGACCAACCGCATCGAGGTAGTCTACATACGCTAGGAGCTCTGCGTTGGTGGGCAGGTTGTTCGCTACACCGCTTCCTCCTCCAAAGTTGGTGGGGTTGAAAATAAAGAAGGTTCCACCCCCATCATTCCAAAGAACCCCATCAAAATCACCTGATGCAAAAGGCGCGAATGATGGCGGGGCTTGCTGATTCGTGTACCAGTCCGGCACAGAGCCCGTGTCTTGGGTTTCTTGTACTGCCTCCCAGTAGTAGAAGAAGCTTGCAGTAACACCCAAAAGAGCACCCATCTCTGTGGTGCTATAGGTCCCGTTGTAAGGGTCTCCTGCCCCGCTGTATCCGGTGAACGAAAGGTAGGCATCAAAGGCTCCTCCCTGAGGAATCAAGGTATCGAGAGCTGATGCCCAAGCAGGCGTCCCCCCAAAGGTGTCTCCTTCGTTCGGGGTAAAACCTCCAAACCCGAGCCAGTTAAGTTGATAGCCGCTTATGTCACCGTAGCTTCCGTTTCCAAAATTTTGAAAGAAAGTATCGCCTTGGAAGGCATCGTAAATTCCAAATTGTTGCCAATTAGTTCCGGAGTTGAAGTTGTTGACCACACCTCCTCCTTGCATGAGGAACTGCCAAAGGTGACACCAGTCGGCAAAGTTAATCTGACCGTCGCCACCAAAGTCAACAAGTCCGTTTGCAGACCTGAGCCAGTTCTTCCAGCTGTAGCTATCTGCTGGAGAATTGAGGCCTTCTCCCCCGTCGAACAAGCTAAGTGCGTTTGCGCCAAGCGGTGGGATGAGGATGGTAGCGTTAGCCGTGTTAAAGGTGTAGAATACCGTACCGTCTGCGACGTTCACGTAATCGTAGTGACCCTCGAGGCTAGGGTCCTGCCCAAAGTTGAAGTAACCGTACCCGTACCCAAGAACATTTAGGAACTGAGTAAAGCTAGGTGCATCAAATCCAAACTCATCTGCAATGTCATTATCCGAAAAGCCTTGTGCAACCCAGCCAATGTATTCATCCCAAAAAGCCTCGTATCCGTCGGTAAGCATTGAGGTGTACTGCCCTTGACCCAAAGCCCAATCAAAGAAGCTTGCGTCTAAGAAGCCAATAGCGAAAAAGATGTCCGTCGTAGCGATTGTGTCATAGGTAGCGCCATACGGCATCTGAAGTGCCAAGTACGTCGAGAGCTGATAGTCGGTCCAAGTGCCATCACTAAGAACGTCCAGCACTCCCGGCGGTTGGTACTGGTTGGTGATAAAGTCATACCAAACCGTTGACTCAATCAAACCGGTGGCGAGCGAGTTTCCTGAGTAACCCGTCGCAAAACCACTGATGGTAATTATGTTTGGAACACCCGGAACGAGGGCTGTTGGGCCCGCAGTGTTAAGAAAGTTCTCTACCTGCTGAAGAACGTTCGGTTGGCTGAAGTTGTAGCTAGTTCCAAACGCCTCGTTAAGACTATCCAAGTACTCTTGTACCAAGATGCTATCTACCGTATCCCCCGTCGCCCCAAAGATTTGAGTCATCAAAGAGTCGGTATAAATCTGGGACCATACGCTCAAGTCATTGCCTTGCTGGCTGGGGTTGCCGTTTTGAGAAAGGTTCACATCGTAAAGCTGCCTCCACTGCTGAGTGTTAATCATCAGGTTGAGGTAGGCGTATGGCGCGATGGTGCCGTTAGGCGTTCCCGTCACTCCTTGTGTCGTGGGCCTATTCTCCAACCAAACACTACCCGGCGTGCTCTCATTTAGAGTCGGCGGGTTCAAGATGACAAACAGAGACTGGTCTGTTAGGTTATCCAGACCATCAAAGTTGCTGTACGGGCTAGTTCCGGTGGTAACGAAATAGGCAGGGTAACCATTATTGTCGATGTACTCGATGTACCCGCCGCTTCCTCCGGTGATATATCCGTAGTCAAGTCCATCATTGTACCATTGGACAAAGGCCAAGTAGTCCAGCCAAGGGCTAAGTCCATCAGGGTTTGAAAGCCCCGGGTCATTGGCTGAACCCCAGAGCGCGGCGAGCAAGAACGGGTTGTTGTCCGCGCCGAACAGCAGGTCTGCTTCTGTTGACGTTATGCCCCAAAGGAAACCTGCATTTGACCCTCCGTTAAATACAGTCGGTGCGTATCCACTTGCACCGACGTCGTTAAAGTAGTCTGGCCACCAATCTGTGCCCGGTATTCCAATGGTGCCCAAGCTGTCTATCCCGAATGGATAGTTCATCCACATGAACGTGGCAATCTGCATCTCTCCAAACCCGGTGTTGGCATTTGGCAGCATCCAGTTGGGCCATGGAGCATCGTTAAAGATGTCGGTCAGGTTGTTTTCAGCGAGCCAGTTGGTGTCAAAAATTAACGGGCCATTCGGGCCGTTCAGCGTAAGAATGTCTTCTAACGTAAATGTCAGAGCTGGAGAGTCAGGTAGATACTGACCGTCATTAAAACCATCGGCCATGTCTTGAGCGTAGTTGTAGAACCACGTCATACAATCCGTCCACCAAGCCCCGAGGTTGTCGATAGCGTTAAAGTTGTCAGGACCATTTTGTCCCCAGTCGATGTCGTAGTTAGAGCGCCAAAGAGCTGTACTGGAGAGTGCGAAGTTAATGGCGTTTGACTGAAGCTCTGGCCGCTCGGCCTCCCACGCATCAAAAGTTGGTGGGGGGAGAGGGGGTCCATCGACAATCCCGATGAGGTCTAGCTGCGCTTCTCCCGCTCCTGAGATGTCGTTAATGTTCTGGGTATCATCCCATACTCCATTTGTATCGAAGTAAAGGTTACCAGACCCGATTGATGTGCCGTAGTAGTTGTAGTATTCTACAATGGCATCAATGTCTTCCTGAGTGTAGATGCCGTTGCCTGCAGAAATAGTCACAGACTCACCGTTTTGGATTGCCTGAACAACTTGAATCATTTCAGTCACATCCAACCATGCCGCGATGTCCTCACCATTGAAGGTGCCATCCCCATTTACATCAAAAGAAGAAAGAGTGAAGTTAGACTCTAGAGAGCCTGTGAGTGAGTTGTCAGCAAGCCCGAGCTGTCCTCCTAAAGATTGTACTGTATCGAGCCATTGGGACAAGTTGTTATCGCTATACCCAAGAGGGTCTCCCGTCATGTTGTACAGAGCGACGTCTGCGTAGATGTTAAGCAAAGGCAACATGTTCAGGTCGAACCACGAGCCTAGGTCATCAAGGTCTTCTACTGTAGGGTTGGGGTTTACAAGAAGAGTTTCAAAGAAGTCTGCTGGAACGTCACCCTGATATGCGTTAAAGACCGCTTCAAATGCGTTGCCTCCGTCGGCAGCGTTTCCGGTGGCTGCAAATAAATTCCAGTCAAACGGTGCCAGAAAGAGTTCGTTATCTAGCAGGTCTTGAAACGTGGTATAAGAACCGTCCCCGGTCGCCGGGTCATAACCGCCTTGAGGGTTGTAAAACATCCCGTACCCCCAGTTAAAGTTCACTCCCGTTATGTCCAAGAAGACATTTCCAAGGTTGTATGTAAAACCGTCTGCTGCCCCGGATGGAGACTGCCCGGCCATCTGGGCCCAGAAGTCAATAATAGAAAGTGCGTCGTAAATATCAAGGGTGCCGTCAGGAGCCCCATCGGGTCCGTAGGTGTCCATGTTTCCACCAGCAAAAGTGATAGCAGCACTAAGTGCCCCGATAGATTGTCTGTAGGACTCGGGTAGCTGTGGGGGGTCTTGCTCTTCTGTTACAGGCGGTGGGGGTGGCGGGTCGCCGCTCGGGTCAAATCCACCATCGGTTTGCGTACCGTCCTCTTCCTCGTCCTCCTTCTTCTTTAGGTAGGCCTTGTTTAGAGCTTCGTCATCGCCAAGAGGCTCGCGCTTGATGACTTCATCAGGTGCAAGCGGTACTGCCTTCTCGCCGTGTTCTGGGTCGCGGAAGGTGTCCGATAGCTTCTTCAGCTTCATGGCTTACTTCTTTCTGCTGTCCTTAATCATTCGGACGAAGTCCACGGGGTCCATTACCCCGAAGCCTCCCTGCTCAAAGGTTCGCATCATCTTTCCGCCGCCCTTGTAGCTTGGGGTCTTTGCCCCTCTCTTGGCAAGCATCATACCCTCCTCACCTGTTTGTAAAGGTCCTGCACCGGAGCCAGAGATTGTAGCGGATGGTGCGTCTTCAGTCCCAAAGGTTGGTACTTCGACGTCCTCCGTAAGCTCAGTGAAGCCAATGATGTTACCATCGGCATCGTAGGTGTACTCGTACTGACCAGTGCCGACTTGCTGCGTCTCAGTTCCTGTCTGAACAGTTTGCTGTGCAGTGTATGGGTCACCCATTACCGTGGTTCCGGTTTGCTTGCGTGACACCTCTCCTGCCAATGGCTCAGACTTAGCCCCGTGCTCTGGGTCTCGGAATGTAGAGAAGTCGGCGGGGTTGTTTCTTACAGCTTTGTCTGTAGCTGCTTTTCTTGCGGCTGCTGTGCCACGGGCTGGCATGCTGCCACCCTCTTGCATCTTCTTGGTTCTCATAGGTTCAGTTTTGCGATGACAACATCATTGAGGTCGATGTACTCGATGCGAACATCCTCCCCGTTGTTAAGTGCCTTTAGAATTTTTGGGTACACTCTCTTGTACGCCTGTGTTGATTTGCCGATGAATCCATTATCCATGAGCTGATTGTTCTCTTGGCTGTCGCCAAGTAGAAGACATCCTGCTGTGTGCTCGTCTGTGTTGCCACAGTGGATGAGGATGTACTCAAAGTTAGGAACGTCTCGCACCCAGAGCATGCCCTCATGGATGTCGGGAAAACGCTCGGAGTACTTGGCGTGAAACCCGCCCTCGGTCCGAAGCGTGATGTCGTATGTCCCCTCAGGGATTCGGGTCTCCCCGTACTTCTTTTCCTCCCGCTCCTCGTCCTCCAAAGTGTAGCAAAGAAAATCTCGCCCATCAGGGAGCAGCTCAAACAACATGCCGTTGGTCGAGTCGCCACTATCGGAGAATCTGAGTACCTGCAGGTGCATTACTTCTTCTTCCTGAGGAACATTCCCTTATTGGCCTTAGGAGTCTTTGCTTCCTTAGACGCAGACTTCATGGACTCGGTCTTGTTGCCGTCCCCATCAATGTCGATGTAGTCTGGCTTGCCGCCCTGAGCGAACTTCTGAGTCTTACCTCCGTATGCAAACGTCCGCTTGGACAGCTTGACGCCTCCGCCCATCATCATCTTCTTGATTTCGTCCATGGACATCTCCTTGACGTTACCGCCTGCGTAGTAAACAGGGTAGGTGCTCCCTTTCTTTTTTGCTTTTGCCATCTCGTTCTTGTTGAGGTTACAAATCTAATAAAATTATCGCAAGTCTGTATCGTGCTTCTTGGAGCCCTTGATGAAGCTGTTGACTCTTCCCATCGCCCATGCAGCCATACTCGTCTTGGGTCTTGAGCCGCTGGACAGATACGCACCCTGACCTCTACGGTACACTTGCTTCAGCTTATCGAGAGAGATGCCAGACGACTTCGACTTCTTCTTGAGCGAGGCAATGGTGGATGCGTTCAAAGGCTTACTACCTTCCCCAGACCCCTTGCCCTTCTTTACCTCACCACCTTCCTTGTACTCTTGCCTCTTTCTTCTCAGCTCCTCAACACCATAAGCACCGAGTGCCCCTAAAGTACTACCAACGGCACCACCAAGCCCGCTACCCAAAGCGGCACCAAACTTCTTTTTGAACTCACCACCATCGTCGTACTTCTGTCGTTCATCAAAGTAGCTGTCGGGGAGTCGCTTCCCTTCTTTGTAGGCTTCTTGGCCCTCCTTGATGGAGGAGGCTCTTGCCGCCCGATTGGTTGAGCCAGCGAGGTACTTCTCAGGAAGCCCCGTCTTCTTGTCTTTCTTTACTGCTTGCATTGCCGTAGAATTTGTTGAGGGCTCTCTCCATTGCACGTCTCCGCGCACGAGCAGAACCATTGTTCTTTTGTTTCTTGGATGCTGAAAGCAGCACCTCCAAAAACTCAGGGTCTAACTGAGGAATGTACATGGTTGTAAATATACTACAGGATTGGGTACAGCTATCCTCGATACGGCACTTGGCGATTACGATTCCGCTAGTGTTGTGTCACGCGGCAACAGTTCTGAAGGAGAAGCGACCGAGACCCTCCCCACAAGGGGCGAAGGGCGTGTTCTCGTTGTCGAGAGTGCCACTCGGCTTAGCAAAGTTACGGGAAAAAAATTAAAAAGTCAAGTCCCGAAGCATTTGTTTACTCGAGAACTTGTAAGTACCTTTGTGTCAAACGATATGCTCCCGTAGCTCAACTGGAAAGAGCAACAGCCTTCTAAGCTGTGGGTTGCAGGTTCGAGTCCTGCCGGGAGTACAGCTCGCACCCTGTGCTCAAAAAAAGGTAACTCTGCACAAGTTCCAGAGAAACACATACATGTCCCGCCGGAAAAAGTCCTGAGATATATGTGGGGTGGGGATTATGTCATAGTGTACGCGTGTGCGTCGTCGACCGGAAGTCGTTTAATCCTACGGGGGGGGTAGGGTTTCCACGTTTGTATTGGCAAAACTTTCAGCGTTTTTGTCAATAGTATTGGGTGAATTGTCAATAGTAAGTTGGACTACCCATGCAGGGTGGGCGAACAACCCCATCCCCATGTTCCAACCAACCCAAACTGACCCCACAAACGGGGTTGGCACGGACGTTGATACGCGCGTCTACAACATTTTCCTGACCTGTGCAAACACACAAATGTTAAAATTCTGATTTTCTCGTCGAAGCTATTTGGCTGTTCGTCGATGAAATCCTGCTCTCCGTCTAAAAGTTGCTTGACAATTTGGAACGGCAGACCCCCCCATACTATGTTTCCCCTCGTGTTGCAACGGCAACCGCCCTCGGACTATTGACGTACTGCCTGTCGCTGACTAAACGACCCGCTCGCTGACGTGCTGACCACATACCGCGTAAGACACTATCGCAACGAGCGCACCTCGCACCCTGTATGCAGAAAGCAGGGTGGGCACACACCACTCACCGCAGAGCGCAGTTCTTTGACGTATTGAAACTACCTACACCCCGAGCCGACACAGCAGGGCGTGGATGGAGGAAGAAGTAACGCAAACACTATTGACTACACCGCCATGATACCGGCCAGCCGGGGACTGCGGGGCTATCCACCCGCCATGGCGTCAGCAACGGCACAGGCGTGCCACCTCGGTAGGGTGGTGGGGGTTCGACTCCCCCCCGTTGTTCTAACCCGTGCTACGGCACATAAACCCCAACATCATGTTGTTTTCAGCTACTGCCATTCAGGCATACACCACGACCCGCGACAACCACGAAGTCGCATTGTCCAACCGCTTCGAGTTCAGCTACGACCTCGACACCAACAACAAGCAAGCCCGTGACCTTGTCATTGGCACAATGCTCAACCGCTTGTTCCGCTACCTGTCCTTGCAGAAGCAGACAGGCGCACGCTTCACCAACCTGTCGCACCCTGTCCTCTTGCAGTTCAAGGTCGGCAAGTCGACCATCGACCTCCGCGACATTGAGGAGCGTCTGCAAGCCACCTTCAAGGTCGGCCACACACCCAAGGCCAAGCGTCGATTCGCCAAGCGCGTTGTGGCTGTCGTCGAGTTCCTGCTCGTTGCCCCTGAGCAGACGACTGCCACCGAG